GTCCTTTCTGGTTCAAGTAAAAGATGCGGACACCCTACAACCTCTCCATCTAACAATGAATAGTTAAGTCTGTTCTCTCCACTTGCTACTTCTTCTATTAGTCCTTGTGCGTTTATTCTTGTAGCTACTGTGCCTCTTGTAAAGTCAAAATCCCCTACACCATTGCTTGGAAGTATAGAGTAAACCTTACCGCCTACTGTGGCTGGTATTAATGCTAAATTTGGTTTTGCCATTTTATTAATTGTTTAAGTCTTTTAATGCAGTTGTATGTATCCAATCTGCTAAACATTTCTTTGCTTCTATTTGGTCTAAATCTGCTCTTACTAATTGTACTGATACGTTGTCTATTGATGCAAACATTCCATTTGGAAATTTTCTCTCAATATATAAAGTGTTACTAATTGCATCTGCTATTAATGTGTGAGTTCCAATTGATGTAGGTATTGAAGGTAAACCAAAAGAACTTGCAAGTTTTAAAACAAAATCACCACTTGAATTCGTTATTGTGTAATTTATTTTATATTTTTCCCCAACAACTAAAATATTTGATTGTTGAATATAAGAGTTTCCGTCTATTGATATAATTTTAGCAACCCCATCTTCTATCTTGGCTTTATTTAAACCGACACCGCCCAATATCCAATCACTATCAGTATCAAACGAGCCATTAGTAACCAAATTAGGCTGCTCACTTGTAAGTAAATTTAACTGACTACCAAAAAAGTCTGGTCTTGCTTTTACTGTCCTTGCAGTATCTAAAGCTATACCCCACCAGCTTGTGTTATATATTTCTCCCCAACTCATTTCTTATTTTTTGTATTGTTTTAATAAATTACTAATATTCACTTTGTCGCTATTCTTTAAATATTCTTTCAACTTTATAATATTAGCCTCTTTAGGTTTGTATATGTTTACATCTTTCTTCATTATATATACCAGCCCCCTGTGTAATTAACATCTCTGTCAGGATGCATATCCTCATTACTGCTACTAGTATATTCTGGATACAAGTTAGAATAACTGCACATATAATCTAAGAACCTCTTAGTATAAAATTCAGCAGTATCATTCATTCTTTGTGCTAAATAAGTCATATCATCATGAGTAGCTGTTTCGCTATTCTCTGATATGTGCTTACCTACGCCTCCATTACTAATAGAGAACATCATATAAGGCAGTATCGTTGACTGTGTATACCATATAAGCATAGGCTTAATATAATCGTCTAATAACGTCTTATAGTTAGTGTTGTCTAGGTCTACAATATCACCACTAACAACTAACTGCTGCATCTTTTTGTATAACTTACCACCTAGATAATTCTGTATATGCAAGTCCTGAGCAACCTCAATGTATTGCACAATCTTGCTTGAGTCAACATTGCCTTCAATCATTGACCTTTTCTTTAAATCAGCTACGCTTATAAATAGTGCTTTTCTTGCCATTATTCCTCTTCGTCTTTAGGTTCAACTTGAGATTCCTCTAGAGACTCTTCTTCCTCAACTTGTGAGCTAAGTTTCTCTCCAGTTTCCTCTTCTCTTTTTACTTTAGTAGAGATATTGTCTAATTCTGTAAACTCAATAGGCTGTAGCGTTATAAAGTATAAGTCTAAGTCAATTCCATTAAAATTTAATATTTCCTGTAGAGCTTCTATAATACCATCCTGTAAAGGTCTTATAATAACGTTATCCATAAGCACAGCAGCCGTTCTAAGCTCCTCTGCGTTGTTACCGAAGCCTGTGTTATCTTTTATCCCTAAAAGTATAGGAGAAACGATGCCATGACCTAACATAATCTTTTCTCTAGCCTCATCAGACATAAACTGATACTGTGCGTGTGCATCAGGCAAGTGTATTGGCTCAATGTCTGCCTTAGTATCCTGAGACTCGTTAAACGCAATAATGAACTTACCAGCATTACTTGAACCACTAAACTTCTCGTATATCTTACGTTCTAAAGCAGCTTGAGTTTCTTCTGGAGGTGTACCGTTGTTAAAGTTGATTAACAAGCTAGGTTGTAGTCCATTCTTAATGTTGTTTATGTGATAATTAGAAACCTCTTGCTCTAGGTTACAATACTGTAAACATCCATTGTAATCTACAGGGGCATAATAATAAAAGCCGCTTCTGTATGGCTTTACAATATAAAGCTCATTCTGTTGCTTTTTAGTTCCATTACCAAAGGTAGGTATTCTTTTTGGCTTATCAGTAGTCTTATAATCCTCCCACTTAGGGTGATAGTAATATGCTTTTACAATACCACTAGCATCACACTTCTCAGCTCTTAGAGTCTCCATAGGAAAGTGAGATACCTTTAATATTCTGTTCTTTCTTTTATTGTAGGTTACCTGTATAGCAGCTTGACCTAGCATTTTGTAATCGTGAGCAATACGCTTAACAGTCTTTTTGCTTAGTAGATTTCTCATCTCTAAATACTGCTCAGGCTTTTCTTGTCTATTTGTAGCCTCTAGTCCTCTACCAGCAATCATATCAACAATACCATTGATACAACGAGAGTTGGTAGGAGAACCCATATAATTATCTATAAGTAGCTTGAAATAGTTGTTATCTTCTCCATACTTAACCCAATCTTTATTGTACTGCTCTTGTACAACAGGGGTCTGGTATCCAGATAATTCTATTACTCTAATGTTTTTACTTTCCATTTTCTTTTATTGTGTTATAAATATAACAATTTCTCTAAAGGTTTATCCACTCTCTGTCTGATATAAGACCAGTTGCTCTGTCTATTTCTAATAGCAACCAAGGCTGCTCATTGAACTCTAGGTTGTTTACAAAGTCTTTCCAAGGTGAAAATACCCCTACTCCATATCTATCTTCATCGCTAGCACCAATAAGAGAGCTATCTCCATCCGTACTTACTAATTGCTTGTGAAATACATTCTGTACATTTAAAGGACCTATGTGACTGTACACTCTACTTCCTACAGAACCTAATACACCACCCTCTAAGTCTAAAACCCTTCTATATCTATCCCTGTTGTATGAGTTCCCATCAATAGAGAACTTAACAGTAGTGTAATCTACACTCTGAGAGCCTCTATAGAAAACAGCGTCAGGGTCTGCTAGTTTAGCTTCTATCCAAGGCTTAACCGAAGATATCTTACCTGTAGGTCTAGTCTCATAAGGATTGTTAGTTATAGATACAGAATACATCTCAGCTAACCTAACATAGTTAACTGAATCTACAGCCTCAACGTGAGTTACTATTCCATCAGTACATCTAACCAAAACCCAAACTCCTGATGAGTTTTTAGATATAAAATGATATCTATCTATGTCGTTTGTTGTCGCATAAGTGTCTACATAGTTATCAGTAACAGAAGTGCCTGTAGCATCAGAGTAAATACTCATACCCACAGTCCAATCAGATATAGAGTCTTCTTTGTAAACCGTTGTTTCAAATGCAGAGTTATCTAAAGAGTTCTCTTCTCTCATCTCAAGAAGAGTTACTGTATCACTAAATGCTTCGTCTCTTCCGTTTCTAAAGTGAAAATATTTAAAATCACCTACAGTTGGAGCGTAGCTTTCTAATGTGTTTATCAAATCAGGGTTAACTGATAAGTCAAGTTGGCTTGGATGATATCCAAATGTGTTTCCTGTATTACTGTTAAAATTGTATTGGTAAACAGTAACAGACTCTAGGCTAGAAGGGCTACTGTTAAACGTTCCATACTCAGCAGAACGAACCTTAAAGTCTCCTTGAGTCTCCTCAGAAGCCTGAAGAATCTCATAAGAAGAGCCACCTCTCATCTCGCCTCTACCATTGTTATTTGTGTCATAAACAACAGAATAGTTTTCACTAGGTGTAATTACGTCATCAGGAAGGTCTATAACAGTCTTACCTTCTAAGTCTATAGGAACATAAGTTGTTACATTGCTAGAGCCTGTTTCAGAACCGCTAACGTCTCCTCCTCCGTAATCAACATGAGGGTCGTCTTCTTCAAATTGCTCAGACTCATAAATAAAGTAATCGTCTTCATTGTTGTACTGAGTATATTCGTTTGCAGTATTTAATTCACCTCTAAACCTAATAATGTCTCTGTATAAAGGCACAGTTTCATTGTATAGTATAACAGATAGTGTGCTGTTTTTCTCAAGCCTATCTATAAAGACTTGGTCTTCTATAGTAAGCGTAAGAGACTCTCCTTGTGTGTAGGAGAAATTTGTTGTTTGAGTAACATCTTTAGACTCTTGGTCTATTACAGTCACAGAAGTACCTGAGCCTTCACGTCCTGTCACGTTTAGGCTTATTACTGGCAAACTATTTATATCCGCTATTGTCATAATATTATAACAACAAATAGTGGTTTTCATTTTATTTAATAAAAAAGGGGCTCTGTATTAAACAGAACCCCTCCTTTGTTAAAGATAGTTAGTTATTATGGATTAATAACTGTTGCGTTTACGTCAAAGTTAAGTCCAGTTCCTACTATTGCAGAGTCTACAAAGTAAGCTGGTTCTTTCTCTTTTCCTTCGAATGTAATGTTGTAACCGTTTAAGTCTCCCATAGCACCACCAGTAGCAGTACCTACAGAAACCTCAACACCATTTTGAGCACCAGCTAAACGGAAATTACCGTTATAGTCCTCAATTAAGATATGTGGTCTTCCATAAGAAAGTAATTTAAGAGCTTTTTGAGTAGCAGCATCTTGTTTTTTAAGAGCTATTGTTCCAGTTTGAGTCCAGAAAGAAGTTCCATTATCTCTTGAGTTCTCGTTAGTTTCCTCAAAAGTATTGTTATCTCCTCTTAGTTCAAACTTGTAAACAACAAGGTCAGTTGTTAAAGCTGTAACTTGCTCGTCAGAATCTAAGTTTGCAAGCACTTCATCGTAAAGTCCAGAAACGAAGTTACCAATGTAGATGTTTCTTAATCCACCAACACTTTCTTTACACGCTTCCGTTCTTCCAGTTGATATATCACAAGGCATAATTTTATATTTTTTTAGTTAAACAAAAAAAGGGATGGGATAGACACCCACCCCCTTTGTATTAAATGAACAGTTTATTAAGCTGTGTAATAAACAATCTCTCCACCAAATCCGTACTGGATACCAGCAGTAAAACGAGCGATTACTCTTACGTTTTGAGAACCATCAAGGTCAGCCATATCTAAAACTTTTACTTGGTTCAAGTCAGATAATACACCTGTACCGAAGTATAAGTTAGAAGTCTGTGCAGCTACCATTTTGTTGTCTGCAAGACCGTTAGCCATAAAGATAGAGATTCCATCGAAAGATAAAGCTCCGTTGTCATACCATTGAGTACCTTTGTTGTCAGTACCAGCGTTTGATGTTGCAGCAACACTAAATCCGCCTAATGCACGAACGTATGCTTTCATTACGTTTTTAGAAACGTATAATTTAAGGTCTTCTTTACCGTAGATAGCAGAAGGAATAGCGTCTACTACTTTCCCCATCTCTTCGATTACGTTAGAAGCAGTAATAGCAGTTCCAGCTACATCGATAACATCGTCATCAGCAGCAAATAAAGTTGTGAAACCATCAAACTGTCCAGCAGTAGCGTTAGCTCCACCCCAGATAGTGCTTTCCATTTCTTCAGCTACTTTAGCAGCAACGTGAGCTACTAGGTAATCAGCAAAAGATGGAGGTAGGCTATCGAATGCAGAATACCCCATAGAGATAGCATCCCAGTCAGAACGAAAATCATCTTTACAAAGCTGTAAGTTAACTTGGAAAGTTTCTGGCTCAAGGATTCTTTCATCAAGAGTTACAGAAGAACTGTCAGTAAAGTCACAAGTGTCATCAGCAATCAAAGTACCTGTAGCAAGTGATTTGATAACAGCTTTAAATTTAACATTTGGTTTAACGCTTACACCACCGTTTTCAATAGTGTTAGCAGATAATAATGCAGCAGAGATAAAGCCTTGCAATTTCTCACCAGCATAAGTTGTAGTAATAGTTGTGTTTGTTGCCATTTTTATTAAAATAATTAATTATTAAACATTTTGTTGAATACTCTGTCTTTAGTAGTCATTGGTCTGTTACCGCCAATAACAAATCTAGCTTTACTTTCTACGCCAGACTCAGGAGAATGAGAGATTTCTTCAGCCTCTTCTGATAAATCAACATCAGAACTCAATTCTGCTGGTACTTCTTTTTGGTATTCTTCTTCTTTTTTTACAAGACTCTCAATAACATCCATAAACTCTTGTTTCATCTTGGATAAGTCTTCTTTAGTTGCGTATTCTGGAGCAGCAGCTTCTTCTTCTACCACTTCTTCCTCTACGACTTCTTCTTCAGCTAATTCAGTAGTTTCTTCTACTACTTCCTCGCTAACTTCTTCTTGAGCTTCTAACTCAACGTTCTCTACTACTTCTTCAGAAGACAATTCCTCTTTGACTTCTTCGATAGGAGTCTCAGAAACTTCCGCTTCAGTAGAAAGAAAAACATTTTGTAGCTTTTCTAAAATTTCTGTAGCTTTCATAAATTAAAGGTTTTTTATATTAGTATAACAATTAAATTAAAGTTTATTTCATTTTTATCTAGTCATCGTCGTCATCAGAATCTGGTATACCAGTAATAACTCCTATGCCTTGTTTCCAGTAGTCAGCCGCATTGCAATCTTTGCAGCAGCTTATGCAGTATGTATTTTTACATTTACAGTATTTAGCTCTCATATTATGCTGATTGAGTTTTTTGTATAAAATAGATTATATCCCACACCTTAGCTGTTCCGCCATGAGATTGTATTTTTATTTGAACTCCATTAGAAACAAAATCTGCATCTGTATAGTATTGCATAACTTGATGAACGCCTTGTTCAATATTGTTTCCTTTGTAGAATTGTTGAACCATATGCACTCTTCCTATTTCACCAGAACCAACAAGAACTATATCTAGGTGAGTCTGATTTGAATTAGCTGCACTAGCCTTAAACACAACAGTTGTTATGAAAACGTCATTCTCATTTGTAGAAATTAACTTCTGAGTGTTTGCATCGTAATAATTAGCACCATCGCTATTTACTATATTACCAGCATTGTTAGGCAATACAACTTGTACTTGGTCTACTAGGTTGAGTTTATTATCAGAATCGTACTGAGTATCATCAATACGCATCCACCCTAATCCTAAAGAACCAGCACTTTGTGGGTACACTCTTACATTCTCTCCAGAGTGCCCCATATAAAGACCACTATCAGTCCTAACTAAAGAACCGTTCTCTATATTAGAATTAGATAACTGACCATCGGTCATATTATCTGTCTTTACCTTGTAAGAAGTGTTAAATACCTGACCCATATTACTTATCTATTTGTTTAAGCTTACTAATAGCCCAGTTGACTCCAGCAGAACCTCCCCAAGCATCCCACATAAGACCACCACATCCCTCAGAATAAGGTACATCTTTGTGTTGTTGGTGTCTCTTAAACGATGCCATTCTTGCAATCGTAGAGCGACTCAAACTAGCGCCTCTAGCTAGTTGCGAGGCTCTTGTCCAGCCCACACTTGTTCCGCAAGAACTACCATTCTCTTTTTTCCATTTTAAGGCTCTTTTAGCGTTGTTTCTAGCAGCCTTTGGATAATCGCTATAGGTTTCTAGTTCAACCTCGTTAGAAGCGCTTAAAATCTCTTGTATCTCATATATCTTAGCTAGGTCTTCTGCTGACAACTCTTCCTCTACACTTTCTTGTGGTCTATCAGATTTCTTGTCACTAAAGAACCCCTCAATACTAAAGCCTTTTACCTTTTCAGTCTTAATAAACTCTTCCCATATCTCATCGTTATTTACTTTAACAGATACCATCCAAGTTCCTACAGGCATATTAAGATTGTATTTACGAGACTTGTCTTGTACTTCGTCTTCTATTATCCAAGACTCTACAACAGATAAGCCACCTAGCTCTACTTCGTGTTCTAAGGTTGAGTTGTTTTGCTTACCCCTTGATAGAAAAAGCTGTGAAGCTTTCCTTACAGTTTCTTCAGAGAAGTGAATGTAATATTCTTGCTCTCCGTTTCTTCTGTATATCTTCTTGTTAGGAATCAATGCAGCACCCATAAGAATACGTTTCTCTGCATTTACTTCGGCTAGCTTTACTTCTTGCGATTTAAGCGCTATAAAGTCTTCCTCTATAGCTGGATTCTCAACAATGGAAATGGCTTCTATACCACCCCATTCATTTTCCTCGTCTATGAATAATTCAAATATGTCTAAGTTTTCCATAATATTATAACAATTAACTTTGTTTTTATTTCTAATCTCCTATAGAAGCTTGTGTCTGTATAGTGTGGTCTAGTTGTTGCTGTGATGTCATTTGACTTGATACAACGTATGCCTGTATTGGTTGTTGGCTAAACTGAGCGCCTACACCTTGAGCTAATTGATTAACACCTGTAGAACCTACTAGGTTAAAGTCAAACTCTCTTGATGGAGCGCCTCCTCCAGCTTCACCACCGCCTCCAGCTCCACCGCCACCAGCGCCTCTGGATTGTAGTGTAGTAGCGGCAATCTTAGCTATAGATATACCAGCGCCTATGTTGTTTTTAAGTATTCTCTTTTTACCTAGAACACCAGCAACTACAGATTTTTTAAGAGCTGTTGCTGAGGCAGCATAGTTTCCCATAGCGGTAAATCCTGCCGCTGCTGCCTGATAAGCACCTTGCTCAGTTAACATCGAAGTCCCTATTGCAGCGTTTGCAGCTTGAGTCTTGACAATAATTCCAGATATAGCAGCTCCCTTTTCAAGAACTAATGCAGCAGTAGCTAAAGCCTCATTGTCTCCAGCTATACCTTTCATTATACTTCCTAGTCCAGAAAACCAAGAAATATATTCTTGATTTATATTTCTTTTGGCTTCAATCTTATTTCGCTCTAGCTCTATTTCCTGTTCAGCTTGGCTCATTTGAAATGCGTGTCTTTCTCCAGCAACCATTTGCTCAACCTCTAGTAAACTATGACCTTCATTAAGTAGATTCTGCTTTTTTCTTTCTAAGTCATCTTCAAAGTTAGCTTGCTCAGCCTCCATACGAGCTCTAGCCATTTCGTTTTGCCCTTCTATGTCTTCAGCTCCTACAGCGCTCATAGGTCTGTTTAAAGCGCCAGCCTTTGTTCCAGCTCTAAGAGATGCAAGTCTACTTTCGTCGGCTTTTATTCTAGCTAATCTTTGGTTAACTAATTCCTCTGCAAAGTTTCGCTCTAACTCAAGCATCTTAACGTGCTTTTCAGCAGTATGTTTTATTCCTAATGCAGACAAGGCTTCGTAATACTCTGAGTCGGCTTGTAGCTGACTGTCTTGCCATACTTTAGTGGCTTGAGCCCTTTGTTCGTCTGTTTTAGCCTTCTTCATAAAGTCATCGTACCTTTGCTTCTGCCTCTCCAAAAACATATCTCTTCTTCTGCCTATTTCTTCTCTCTCATATTTTTGCTTAATTTTCATTTGCTCAAGCTCATTTTCCTCCAGCATGAGAGCTTGTTTTTTGTATGCGTCCAATATTAATTTAGAGAAGTCTAAAAGTTGCTGCTTTAACATCTTAGTTCTTTCGCCCTCCTCTCGCGGTTCTTTGCCAAATATAAGCTCTGCAAATATTCCCTTTATAGAGCCAGCATCAGTTTTCATTAAGTCTAAAAGCCTCTGTCTTTGCTCTTCTATTTTATTTATATCTACACCCAGCCTCTTAGCCGCCATATTATCGCCACCAAATGGATTAAAAATAGAAAATAATTCTCCAGCCTTCTTTTGAAGTAAGTTCAAATCTCCATCTGCACCTTTTGCTATGGTTCTAACAAGTTCTTGAGTTATTTCTTGTGTCTCAGCTAAAACAGCCTTAGCAAAAGCCACTTCAGACATTTTGAGTATCATTTTATCAATAGTCTTGTTAAAGGCATCCATATTTATAGCCCCATCAGATATGAAACCATTAAGTTCTTCAAATTCAGTTCCAGCCTTTCTTAGTAATGATATCTTATCCTCTAAAGCTACATTATTATCACTTAATGCGTCTTTAAGTATGTTTAGTTTAGTTACGTTTTCGGTTATAGCTTCAGCATTAAACTTAGCCATCTGATTTTCAGCTTTTTTAATGTTAGCTGAAAAGTAGTCTAATGCAGCAATAACAGCTTGGAATGCAACTAATATACCAAGAGGACCCATTAATGCAGAACCCATAGCCTTAAGGGCAGCGCCAGCTCCACCAGCTTGTTTAGCCATAAAAGCAAAGTTAGATGCTAACTGTTGTAAGTTATTCGCAACACCTCTAATACCATAAGGAGCATCAGATACAACACGACCAAGTTCTAGTACAGATGCTGTAGCCCCACCAGAAGCGGCAGAAGCACCTGACATAGCTTTAGTTAGCTTGTTAAAGTCATTTGCGGCTACATTTATAGTTCCGCTTGACTTAATCTGGCTAATATCAACTCCGAGCTGTTTAGCCGCCTGAGACGCTTGTTTTGCTGTTATTTTTATTTTATCAAAACCCTTTTCAAGCGACTTTAGCTCTACATTGCCTTGCTTATCAACCTTTATTTTAATGTCTATGTTTTGTTCTGCCATTACTTACGTTTTAGTATATTTCTAAATTCTTTCCAGCTCTCTGGTCTTTTATATTTTCCTTTTGCTATGTCTATATCCTCATCTCCAATAAGAAAATCATTGGAGTTAAGTAAGTCTATTAATTCTTTTAGTTTATCCATAGTTAACTTAATGTAAATGTATATGTTGCACTTGGTTGACTCTCTTGTTCATCTAAAACTGCTGTTATGTAGACATCGTGACTACCAGCGCCAAAGTCAGCAACACTAAGTGTCATTTGAGCTGCATAAGCGTATGATTGCCAAAACGTGCCATCTACATAAACATTCCAACTTAAATTACTCATAAATCCTTCATCAGTAGACCCCTTAAATATAAATAATGAGTTTCCGTTATCTACTATAGGAATTATGCTTGGTGCGTTTATTGTGAAGCTAGAGTAAGCTATATCATTCATTAACTCTAAATCTGCTTTACCAGTAGATAAATTAAGGCTCAAAGAGTTCATTCTGTATCTTCTGTCATTAATCAGAATTACGTCATTCATTTTTAGTGTAGTAACTATAGGCATTGGCAAGTGAGCTGTTGCTTTAACTATCCTAGATTGCCTGTCGTATATCTGCAAAAGATATCTCTTATAGTATGTATTAAACAGGCTATTCTCATTAGAACCTTCTCCTTCCCATACATACCATTCATCGTATTCGCTTCCGAAGTTTATGCTTTTGCCATTAACCCCTATAGAATTAGAAGGTCTTATGTAGTTAGGTGTTGTAGTGTAATTAGCTGTTATTAAATTACCATTCTTATCGTACAGGCCTCCATCAAATAAAACACTTACAGCATTACCATTGTAATCTGTGTATGTAGAGGTATCTACTCTTGCTCCATAAAAAAGTATCGGCTTACCAAGTATTGGATTCTCTTCTCTATTTGCTATCCAACCCCACTCAGTAGGTAGTATGTAGTTTTCCTGAGCTTGGTCATTCATCCTCTCATACATCATCTTCTCAAATGGTAACTTAACAGTATATTTACCACCATCAAACGCTAGTGGATTGTATATGTTGTTGTTTAAGTTGTTTAGTAATTCATAACCAAATTCATCTCCTGTAAGCTCTAGAGCCTCAACAGCAGCTATTGTCTTGTGTGGTTCAAACTTAAACTCTATAGAACTGTAAAGGTTATTCCTGTTAACTTCAAACTTGTCTGTATCTACATATTTAGATATGTCCTGTCTCTGCCCATCAAAGTAGTAAGAGTCTAAGCTTCTAACTCTTATCTTGCCGCTATACTCACTAAGTCCGTTATCTGGAACATAATAAGCTGCTAGATTAAACATCTTAAATATTCCTGTTAGGAAGTCTAATACTTTAATCTTAGGCATTTGAGATAGTGCAGAAACACCATCAACACCATCTGTAGAAAAAGAGTAAAAGTTCTCGTCATTGAACTTAAACCCAGAAGAAGGATATAGAATAAGGTCTGGGTAACTTGGAGAAAATATCCAAAGGTTACTTTGCCCACTAAGATACATACCACCTACTCTTTCTATTCTTAAATTCCTAATCTTAAACTCAGATATACCGCCTTGTGTTGTTATTTTTATTTTTGGATTATTAAAACCAAATTTAGTGATATCTGTAGTGTTATAACCTGAGTCGTCCGAATAGGTTTCTCCTGATATATCTGGCTGAGTAGCTGGTATTGTCCAAGAAAAGTTACTATAGTTTCCAGATGTGTTAACTATCTGTTTAAATGCGTCTGTGTTGTTGTTTGCATCGTAAATCTCTATTGAGTAGTCACCAGAACCTACAACATCTAAATCAAACTTTATTCTATGGGTCATGACAAAGTCCACAAGAGCTCCAAAGAAAACAGTTCCAGCACGATACTTTCTTCTTGACCACATTAATTCGTCTTGTGTTATGGGGTAGTCGACCTCATTAAGAACATCATTAAAAGGCAATGAATAACCGCCTCTATGGTCATCCATAAAGTTTTGATAGTCTATTTGCAACTCGGACAAACTTATTATTCTTGATTCTTCTTCTAACTGATTTCCGATATTGCCTTTCTCTCTATGAAGCAAAAGAGATAGTCTCTCATATTGCTCATTATTGTTGTTAAAGAAGTCGTCACTAAACTCAAACCCATATTTCTCCTGTATAGCTCTAATTATAAACTTAGATTTTATAGCTGGTTTTAGGTCTTTGTAATAAACACCTCTTGGCGATGTTGTTGCTGATGGGAATATGTTTCTACTATCAACCCTGTCTTTTGGATTAACACCATCACTACTGTCGTAAAAGTAGTACGAATCAGCACTAATCATAGGGAAAAAGAAATCTGGATTCCCATCTGAGTTCAATGTAGTCGTGTTTAATGTTTGATTGTATTCTTGAAAATCAAATCCATTAGTAAAGCCATTTAAAGCTAGGGTATCACTATAAATAAAGTTAAAGTTATCTAGTAACGTACCTGACAGGTCTTTTAGCTCATCGTCACCAATTAAATCTTTTAGCTCAACGGTTTTACCGTAGAATATTAAACTATAGCTGTAAGGCATCCCTTTCTTCATTGAAGAACCAGTTAGGGATACCCTTCCTTCTTTGTAGTCAGCTCCACCTATCTTAATAAAAGCTTTGTGCTTAATTCTTTGGTCAAAGCCACTTGATACGTCTGCATTATAAAAGTGAGAGAATAACTCATTATTCTTTTTAGATGCTGGGACTGTAAACTGTTGAGAGAACTCTGTGAATATTTTAGAGATATCTCTTACGTCTTTTATCTTGTCTGTTATGTTTATGTCTTCAAAGTCAAATAAGTCTAACTGTACGTTCTCGTACTCTATGTACGGCTCTGATATTTCTCTTATTTCTACGTTAGATACGCTAAAGCCGTAATTCCCAGATGCTGTTGCTCTGGAGACTCTTATTATATTTGAATTAGCGTTTGCTGTAAAGTTAAACGACAACCTGTTAAAGTCCTCTGACAGGGCTACGGTAGTTTCTGATGTAAGCAGCCCTCCTAAGTCGCTAGAGTTATCTTGAAGCATAATTTCATTACCCACATCAACTAATTCACAGAAAACGTCAAGGGTAACTTTATACTCTTTTCCGCCAACAAAGGGTATGCTTTGCTGTATGTACTCTAATACACCAGAGGTAATATGCATATTAGCCTGACCAGTAACATAAGATACTCCAGATGTTTCACTCCAGCTAGTTGTTCCATTAGAAAAATTACCATCTACAACTAAATTGTCCTCTCCTATAGAAGAATAAAACTGTTCAGACTTCTGTATGTATAATTGTACGTCTCTCCTCATTAAGTTATGTTTTGTATCTTATCAAAAGCAAATTCGCAATCTAGCTTATATTCAATTAGCTTTTCGTCTATTCTTGTTTTGAATTTAATGTCGCTGCTTTTTATGTTCACAGGGAAGTTGTTGTCATTGTAATAAATCCAGACATCTTCACTAAGCATAATCTGTCTAAACACCTCGTTGTATTCTTCTGGATAGAAGCCTGAGTTTATGGTTATAGATTCCTTGCCGTGCTTAAATAAATTCTTATACTGATGTCCTATTTGACTGTAGTCGCCATTAGTTATTGTGTTTCTTCTAAATGACTTAGCCTCTGTGCTCATAGATACCGAGTTATTCTTAAAGAACCAAACCTTTTGAATAGCTCCGAATTTATTTATAAACGTCAAAAGAATAGGCTCGTACTTACATTCTTCAATGTTTTCTATGTTTACTTGTATGAGTCCATCATCTGTACTTATGTGAATTGAATCAAACTCAAATAAACTAAACTCTTTTTTAAATTGTTCCAAACAATTAGAATACTCAACAACTCCGCCTAAAGCTATAACCCTACTGTCAAAGTCATGGCCAAAATAACTTCCACTAGTCACATAATATACTTGAAGTGAGCCATATGGGATTTGATTTATGTCTCTAGAATATACTATTTCGCCATTTAAAAGATATGTTACGTTATTAGTTATTGATGCGTCTACAGGTATAAGCATACTTGAGTCTTCTAGTTTTAATACCTTAGTATTACTCTGTAGTAATGCACTTTTATTTTGAGGATTAACACCATCTTCAAGGTATCCGTAACCATAAAAACCTGTAAAGAACTCTGGGTCTCTGCTTATTTGCACTCCATTTACAATAATAGAAGGGAATACATCTATGAACCAATTGTTATTTTTGTACAGTTCTTCGTTTACTTGATTTACAAAGAAGTCCTTTGCATACTCAGATATATTGAAATATATGGAAGTAGAGTCGTTTTTAGGAGCTGCTGATATTATTCTGTATGTTGGGCTAGTAGGTCTATTAGAGAATCTTATTCCATCGTAAACATAAATATCTAATGAAGCAGATGAAACTATATCAGTTCCAAAAACGCTAGTAGCCTCAAACATATAAGGACTTCTTACGTTTACCTTCTTGTCAACGCTATAGACATCCTGTGTGTTTAAGGTAGATGTAGTTGTTGATGTTGACCCAGCAAAATCACCTGAAGTAGTTGCGGTTATGGATGTTACGCTTTCATCAAGAATACTTATAGAAACAGTATCAGTTCCATTGTATTCAACCTCAGTAGGACCAAATACATTAGAAGCGTTTAAGTCTCTTACGATTGCGTTGTATATGTTCTCCGCAGTACCGTTAACAGTTGCGCTTCCCTTAAAAGTTCCTGTTGAAGCTCCTACTGCGTCTGATATTAAAGATATCGACCTGTCGTTACTTGTAGCTATGTAAAGTATATTAGCTGTAGCCTTTTGAGCTGCTTGACTAAATGTTATGGCTATTTTTTGAAATCCCATTATTTTTTGTTTATTTCTTGATTCATTTCTTTTATTATCTCATCTATTGTTTGCTTAAACGCTTTTGTAATCTCTTCATCTATACTGTCTTCTATTGCGTAAAACGCCTTCTGTATAACTTTACTACCAGCCCATCCGCTTCTGTTAACTCTTCTAGCAATGGCAAATGCAGCCTTTTTATAACTTGTACTACTTAGACCTCCACTTTTAGGCTTTAGTCCTTTAAAACGCATCCATCTGGTAATACTCTGCACCATTTCAGGTGAAGGTCCTTTAGATGTATGCTTCTTTCCGTTAGATAAAGCTCCTAAGTATCTGTTAGCTGTGATTGAAACAGCGCTAGAAGATACTCCTGATTTCCTTATACTTTTTAACAAGTCTCTAGAAGCGACATTACCAGAAGCCTCTATACCGTTTTTTAACTCAACAATATAGTAATCGCCTATTTTTTCTAAGGCAGCTTTTATATTCGCTTCAAAACTCATTAACAATTACCTAGTCCACTAGACATACTTCCATCTTGGAACTTCTTAAGGGTTATACTTGTCTCCCATCCAGCAATCTCATTCTCAAACCTGTCTCTAAAAGGTGTTGCTGTTGCAGCATCCTCAATTCTAGAATACTTGTTGTCAACTAAATCTAGTTTTCTAAGCGCATTAATAAGCTCAGTAACTACTCTTAGTTGTGTGTTTAAGATATCCTGAGTGTTGTCGTTACCGTAAAAGTCATCTACACCTAGATTCTCATCAATAATGTCCACCACATCAGCAGCAATAACATTTAACCTATAGTCAATAGTCTTCTCTTCTATGACTGCCTCTTCTAACATTATGTGTAATAATGGGAAGGTAGTGTCTTTGTTGAGGTCTATGTCAGATATATCACCAAAGGTAATCTTATTAGTAAAACTATTCTCCTCTATTAGTTGTTTAAGTAAGTCTATTAATTCGTAAAAGTTCATATTATCTTTTCATTGATTTCTTAATAAGAGCATTCTCTACTCTATTCTTGTCTTTCTCATATTCTAGCATCATAAGGCACTTATGAAGACTGGTTTCTGTAACTTCATCAATTCTTCTGACATCTCCTTGAGCGAGCGTATGTATTGACTGATACCATCCCCACTTAGACGAGAAGTTGGCTTGCATACTCGTTGCGCTTCCTCCTTCAATGTTTCCTTCGCTAAATAGTCCAGAGTATAAGTCTGTAATTTTATCCCTAAACGATAAAAAAAAACCGTAGCTGATAAAGCTACATCTACAGGCATATCCTTCATTGCTTCTGAATACTTAGAACTACCTCCGTAGTCCTCTATCAAATAGAAACCTCTACTCTCCTTAGCAACAGGTCTAAACAATACAGCCATAGCCTTGTGCATAGACTCCCACTTACCAATATAACTCTCTAAGTCAATATACTCACCAAATGATATGTCATCTAGCTTAGGTATAAATCCAAACTCTACAGTTCGCTCTCCACCTTCACCATCACTACCAACCATTTTAAACCTATTAATCAACTTATCTGTTGTTGTATCAAATAAGTCGTTTATGTGTTGTATAGTGTCATCAAAATCAGATAGCTTAATCTTCTGCACATCACTAGCAGACATCTTACAAAATATCTGTAGTATCTTTAACTTAAGATACGTCTCATCCTCCTTATCCCACTTCTCTAATATCTTTAAATAATCCTGATACTGTCCTAGTGTTATCTGCCCCAAACTAAATGGTATCGTCAAATCTATTCTACTCATAGTATTATAACAATATTTTATAAATATCATTTTATCATAAATATTATCTATAGCTAACTAAGTATCAATACTTTTTCTCTATACACCCAAAATGAAAATAGTTGTTTATTGTTATAAGTATGTAACAGTTGCAAATCTGTCCAAGTTGCTAAACTTCTATAGACAATATAGTTGGTTCAGGTAAATTAAATCTCCTTAGAAATTGCACTACTTAATCCTTTGTTGTTTTCGCTGATGCCCAAGTAGTATTCAACCTAACGAGTATAACGCTAACCATTAGAATAGCAAACTAAATCTAAAATAACAAGATAAAAAATAGGGGGGCATCATATTAAACATAAACTTGTTTCCAAATATATTTCTGTAATCAATAAATCAACTTTGACCAAAAAGAGTTTTGACTATATCAACCCCATAATGTTAAACATACCCCAGAATATTAAACACCCCTCCATATTAAACGTGATTGAAATCATTGGAATGGATAACACAACCCACTACACCTCCGATTTACGTCAATAGCACTAAAATACAGCCGTATACAGCCAATATAAGGCTGTTTTAAGCGTGTTTACGCTGAGATAGATAGTTGGGTATAGGTAGGAAGATATTAGGGGCTTAGAAGGGCTAAAAATCGGGCACAATTCACAAATATATCTAACATTAAAAATCAATACATTAATAAAATAATTGCATAAAAAAAGAGGGTAAAAAATACCCTCTAATTATTGTAAATATGTGTTTAAATTTAAAAATTTTCTTTTATTACATTAGTTAGATTTTTATTTGTGAGCCTGTCGTTTTTAACTAATTCTTTAAAGGCGTCTAATTCCCATACAAGCAAAGGACTGACTAAATTTTGCACGCATATTGTTTGAAATTCAAATTGTGTCATAATTATTTTATATTTAAACCTTTTAAGATTTGTTTTAATGTATAGTTTTGTTCGCTATTCAAAATGTATTGTTCCTTAAATAAATCCAATACCGCAAAGGTTTGGTACTGGTTTTTGTACCGCATGAAATTATCGTTAATAACATAATTAACTAAATTCTGTTCGTTGTCTAGTGTATAATTAATAAAGGTTTTTTTACTTTTTAATATATTTAATTTTTGTGATAATGTTGCTTTCATAGTTTTATTAGTTTACTGTTATTAAATCACCGTTCCACTCTTTGCCGTTTAAATACCAGTCCCAATTTTTTTGATATATTGAAACGTTTGGCAGTCCGTTAAGGCGTTCCTTTGTCGTATTACTGAACCAACCGCAGTTAGTGATTTGAAGCGTGTTGTCTTCATGTAATACTGCAATTATATTGCCGTGTAGCTTTAAGTAAAATTTGCCCTTCATTTCCCTTACTTTCATGTTTTGGCGTGTAAACGTTTTTCTATTTAAAAAGGCGTTAATACTATCTTTTGTTATTTGTCTCATTTTTTTAGTGTTTTAAAGTATTTATTTTTATAAGTTCCATTCTATTTTTTGTTGCAATTCGTCTATGCTTATAAGTATCTCTTTAACATCATTATCTGAACTAATGTTATTAGGATAGAATTTTATTATTTCGTTATAGATGTCATCTAATTTGTGTATTAAATGTTGCTTGTTTATGTATTTTGTCATTTGTTTTTTGTTTTATATTATTTCTATTATTTCGTTTTGTCTAATTACGAAGCCATGCCAACCGTTAAATCGTACAGTGGGCAAACCTCTGAAACTTCCTGTAATTATTCGCTTTGCTTTTATATTACCGCTTCTTGTGGGTGATTTGAAAATTATTGTTTGCCCTGTTTTAAAGTTTAATTCTTTCATCTTGTTTTGTTTTTAAAAGTTGGATAAATTACCGCTCAAAATATTTGAGAGTATAAAAATAATCATAGGTAAAATAAAAGTACCTACAAATGTAATACCGATTTTTACGGCGGTGTCCTGTTGTTTAAAATTGTTTACTACTTTTTTCATGTTGTTTTTGTTTTAAGTTATTGTTTTTTTTTAGTATCCCAGTTCTAATTTACATTGAATATCAAAAGCATAACGGCTATATTTGTACCCCCTGCTGACTATCTGTTTTGTTTCTTTGTTGTAAACGTAAAAGAGTCCGTTTTCGTCTTCGTGGTCTTCTATAATTACTTCAAATTTTTCCATGTTATTATTTGTTTTTGTTCTCTACAAATATACACATTATTTTAAATATACTAACAAAATTATATTTTTTTTTGCGTTTTATTGTTATTTATATTTATTCTAAACAACAAACATAAATATTAATATAATAAAGGAACGCGCGCACGAATACATAAATATTTTTAAATATCCTAACAAAACACAATTTTTTTTTGTGCCAATTTGTCACGTTTATTTTTTACATTTGAATAAACAATTTTATAAAAGGATATTGTTTTTTGGGGGGCATAATATTAAACGCACCCCTTCATATTAAACATAGGTAAAAATATACACCCCATAATATTAAACAAAAAAAGAGGATACATTTCTGTACCCCCTTAATATAAAACCGAAATCATTTTATTTTCTTTCGTGATTTATTTTTCTTCCTACAATTATAATTGCTTTGGCTTCGTCCATTGATAAATCATAATACTCAGCAAATCTCTGTGTACTTATAAAGTTATTAAAATAATCTAAGTACATTTGTTCATACATTTGTTTTGTTCGTCCCATCTTATTTGTTTTAATTATCGTGTGTATAAATCTGGCATATCGCAGTATTCCATAGTCTCTTTACAATGTGGGCATTGAACTTCCTCAATAGTGTCATCTATTTCCAATAACACTACATACCCACAATTACCACAAGTTACAACATTATAACCATCTTGTTGCATTCTCTGTAAAATTTCAAATTGATTCTTCATATTAAAATATTTTTATTCCGTTATGTATTTCTTTTTTTATTACTTCCACTAATCTAAATGTCTCGTAATGTCCCCTAAACCTCGCTAAATCGTTTGTAAGGCGATAATCTGTAATTTTGTTATCATTACCTATGTTAAGTAAAATAAAGTCTTTACGACTATTTAAAATGCGTGTGGCGTCTATTACATTTATTGTATACATTATTCTAAATCGTTTTTAATCTCATTAACAAAATCCTTTAGTTTCTCTTTTAGTGAGTCTTCACCCTGTTCAATAGCTTGTTTACATAAGGTGTAAAGTGAAGGTAAATCCCTAACTAGGGCATTTGCGTCCCATTCAATGTAAATTGATTCATTAGGCGAATAACCTACCGCCTCAATGTGTACTACATCAGCGCTAGTCCATAGCTGAATTGTGTTTGTGATAAATACTTCTTTGTTTTCCATTTTATTTAGTTTTTATTGTTCGTATTCTTTTTGTACTTGTTTTTTATATTCTATAAATTCATTATATAAATCCTCTAAATCATCTTTGGCGTCATAAAGCGCTTCCAATTCTTTACGTTGCATTAATAAAGTAGCCAATAATTCACTATTTAAATCCTCTACTTCATAACCCATTTCTGAGGCAATTTCTAAAGATTCATTTAAACTAGTATCGTGTTCAGTTAAATACTTCATGGCATTGCTATAATAAATACATTCTGTTTGATGAGTAGAATATTCTAATTCTTCAAAATAACTTTCAAAGTCTTTAGCATCTTCAAAATCATCATAATATTCATAAGGTATAGTTTCAATGTCTAAGCTGTACTTTCTTTCTAATTCTCTAAATTTTGTTGTCAATTCCATTTTATACTGTTTTATTGTTATTAATAGCACAAACATACAATCCATAATTCAATAAAAAAAACTATTTCGATAAACTGCACAATTATTCGATAAGACGTATCACCCCTTCTTATTACAAAAAACATTTTAAATAGCAAAGCCTTTTTTCCTGATTTTTAGCATTATTAAGGTATACAAAGGAAATATCTTTGTACTATGATTAGATTTATAAAAAAGCAAATAAAACTATTCCTTAACATATTGGGATTCTATGCGGTCATATTTTTAACATTTATAATACTGCATTTTATTTTTATGGTTTCGATTAACCACTAACCACCAAGCCCCCATAATATTAAACATAGTGGGGGCATAATATTAAACATAGGGGGGTATAATATTAAACATACCCCTTAATGTTAAACACTCTATCTAATCACATACTTTCCTGAGTTCACACCTTGAAGTAAATACATAAGCGAGTACCTAATCGCATCAATGTAGTGGTTGAACTTATCTACAGGTCTCTGGTTTCTTTCGTGCCAAACATAGTTGTTTATCTCTCGTATAATACCGTTAGACTCCCTATCAACTATTATCTGGTAATCTTGCATAAGGGCAATCCCTGAGAGGATTGACCCTTTCTTCTTTATAGTAGGTCTTATGTTCAAGCCCATATTCTTTAGCTCTGATATAAGACGAGGTTCTGCTGAGTCACAGATAATTAAATCTGTGCCACACTCTTTTTTATTCCTGTAAGCAATATCAGAAGTAGATAGGTTTGTCTTTCCGTATATCTGCTTCACATAAACACTTCTAGTATCTTTATCTACTGATACTTTTACTAAACTCGTAATGTCTGTAGAGAACCCAAAATCCTGTCCATAGCACATAAGCTCAGTCTGTACAAAGTGTCCTACCTTCCAATTAGTAATTATAGTACCCTCTGCTTTGTTTAACCAGCCACCAAGTATCTGGTGCTCGAACTTAACGATATCACGCCTTTTAAGGTCGTATAACTGCTCTAAATAACTTTTAGATAGGTTATCCTTATTATCCTCGAAAGTCGTGTGTATGTACGTTACATCGCCTTTAGAGCCATTTGTACCAGCTTTTACGTTAGGATACATAAAAAACCTTTGGTATATCCAATGCTCCTTAGTTGTTGGATTAAGTATAAGTATAACTCTGTTGGATTTAGTATTAGAACGTATGGAGAAGTCAATCTTACTAAAGGTGTCTTCATCTACAAGCTCTTCTGCCTCATCCAATACAAAGGTAGTAACACCACTAAGAGACTTCAGGGCGGCTGTTTGGTTACCAGATGATGTCCTGATACCTTTAAACATAATTGAGCTCCCTGTGGTTAAGTTTATGATTTCATCCTTTGTGATTCTGAAATCACTCTCAACACCCATCAGTTCAATCTTCTCAATGAACTCTGGAATAATAGATGCTGCTGCTGAGGTTAATGTGAAACGAGTAAACAACACTTTATGTCCTGACTCGTATGTTAGGTTAAGTAAGAATACATTTACACCAAATGACTTACCAGAACCACGACCCCCTGTAACAACAAAATACCTCGATTTATCAGTAAAAAGAGGTACATACTTGTCGTTTAGTTGTATAGAGTTTTTCATTCTTCTTGGTCTATGTCAATAGTATTGTCAATCTGAGGCTGTTGATTATTCATAACAAAGTTAATTGTAGGTGCTGACTTTGTTTTTCTTTTACTGTCCGCATTGATGCTATCAGATGGCTTACCGTATGCATATTCCATAAGCAACTTCATCTGGTTAAAGTTAGTCTTAGCGAGTTCTGCCATGTGTTTAAACGCATCCTTCTCGCTGCCGAATACTTCCTTCATAGCTGAAACAGCATAAGAAGCAATACGCTCCTTTTTTGCCTTTGTGTTTCTAGCTGGTTTAACCATCTTATCTTTAGTGGATATTGGTTTAGGAGCTAACCTCTTATTATACTTTCTGCCATCGTTCTTAGATGTCTCTTCTGATTTCTTATGTCTGCTCATAATATTATAACAATTTATTTACTGTTTTGTTTATTGTAGAGCTTTATGTAAACATCCTCAATTGCCTTGTGTATAGTCCTTTTGCTATGTGTCTCAGTAAGCAAGGCTTTTTGATGAGCCTTGCAAACTTCGACTTGGTAGGTTAGGTTATCTTTTGTAATGGGATATATTCTATAACCCTCCTTAAAACACCATTTAATTATATCCTGAGACAACATACTATTCTTCCTCGTCCTTGTTGTATCCTGTCTTATCTTGGATAACTTTAATCTCTCCCTCAATCTTTTTTGTGAGGATAAACAACTGAGAAACTACCTTCTCTAGTCTACCTATTCTTTGTGCTTGTGTTAATTTCTTTAGTCTCATATTATTGTAAAAATGGATTCTTAACTCTTCTCTCTATCTTTGCTCCTTCAACAGCTAGAGGTTTTTTTCTCATAACTCTTGACTTAACAAGTCTTTCAAATGGAACTAGCCTAGTATTTATGAACTCAGACTTAGTCTCAAAGTCCCAATCATCAATTCTTTTAGAAATGAATTGTGATTCTGAAGAAGGCTCAGATTCTAATTCAGATATTTTCTTATTCAACTTCTTTATTTTAGATTTGTAGAACTCTTCTTTTTCCTCTAAAATAAGAATTATATCTTTAGTATTTTTTTTCTTTTTAATAGTACAATAAGTCTTTATCTTATTATATATCTTAACATCTAAACTTTCAACGGAATAAAATGTATTGTTGTGGTATAAAGCCGAGCAATGATTCACACCTATAGTATTACCTATATCTTGAAAAGTATACTCCATAAGCCTACCAAGTTTACAGAATACCTTTCTAGCATAAACAACCTTTCGCTTTCTGGTTTGACCAGAAATCTCAAAGCCATACCTCCTCTCTACTTCTTGTTTTAATTGTTCTAATGTCATATTATTATATTATAGCGTTATCTAATTGTTGTATAAGGTGTCGTATCTCACTACGTTCAAACTTACCGTTTATCTCTGCGTTGTAAGTCTTAAACGATAAATGATACATATCTTTTTCTGTGTCTCCTTTTTTCTCTGTCTTCCCTAAGTAATCAATCTTTAAATCTAGTTTCATATTTATGTATTTATTATTATATTTCTTTATCTAATTCCGCTAAAACACTTTGCATTGTGTTATTCTTTGCAAAGTTTATAGCTTGTCTTATTCCATCACATTGCTCATACAAATCATCATCCTCAAACTCAGATACAATATACTCAAGCTCATCTAATGTCTCTCCCTGAGATATACTGTATAATGCTAAAAGGTAATAAGAATAAACTATGTCCTGTTGCTCTTCACTATACATCTATTCTTAACTTAAGTAGGTTATAGGACTGAATATACTTCTCTCTAGCCTTAGACTTGTAGTGTTCCTTGTAAACACCGTAAACAGCCTTTGTCATTTGGTATTTAGTAGTCAGGTCAACCAATAACTTGTCGGCATAAACCTTTCCCTTTCCATTACATACACTTATATTGTCTGCTGAGTCCCCAACTATCATTTGTGTGTAAAAGTTCCTTAAAGCTTCTATTTTGGATACTTCAATCAATGTATTCTTGTTGTAGTTGTATATTTTAGCTGGAAACTGCAAATAATCCTTGTCTATAGCCACAATAACAGGGTTTTCGTCGTGTTTAAGGCTATTATACCATATCTTAGCAACTAAATCATCAGTTTCGATACCATAACTGAACTGAGACTGCCAATCTTCCTTACAATACTTGTGCAAGTCCTCTAATAAAGGTGGTCTATCTACTTTTTTACGATTTGCCTTGTAATTAGCATCAATAAACAACCTAAAATTGCCTTTTGAACCACTACAGACAACTAAACTAGCAATATCATAGCCTAAATCCTGTAAATTGTTCAAAGAATCGTTTATTTTGGCATCTAGCTTAACTTTTGCCTCTTCTAAGTCATCAGAAGTAGAAGCACAAGCATAAATCATACTGTCGGCATCTAAAATAGCTTTAATTTCCATAGTTACTTATTTATTATACAAATATAAACAAAACAATTAACAAAACCTAATCTTTTTTGTTGTATTCACTCAATGGTGCTTGACCAGACTGTTCTAACTCCTTCTGTAGGTTCGCTAAGGCTCTCCAAGCCACTTTTGCGCTATGTCTGATGCCATCTGAGTCCATAGTACCAGCTTCTATTAAATGTCTCGTTAGAGCGTCTAATTCGTCTCCAGACTTGCTTCTATCCCAATGCAAAGGCTTATCAGGATGGTGTTGTTCGTTTCCAGCCCAAGAAGTCTTAGAGACTTCTCTAATGGCGTCTGGGAAGTATTGTAATACACCACTAAATACTGGCATATTCTTTCTGTCATCTATAATATAAGCCGATTCAGTTCCGCTTATTACATCGTGTGTTACTGTCATTGTCCACATATTTAAAATAATTCATTTATAGGCAATAGAATACCTTTTGAGGTATTGCTATCACCGCCTAACTTATCTCTGCTTGTACCTAAATACTTTCTACATCTATACTTCAATAATTCTGATGGTATTATGTGAAAGGTGTCTAAGATACAAAAACAATAGTAGTCGGCTTCGCTAGTGCTTATGCCACTAGCTTTGCCTCTACTTTCATACTCAATAAATACATTACCTGTCTCAGTAGCTCTAAGGTCGTACTTAACCTCAATAGTCTTACCAGAAAATATATTGGCAAGTTCTTGTTCCTTAACTTGCCCAACCTTCAGGTCGTATTTAAAGTCGTTGTTATAGTTCACTACAACTCCATTAGTTCGTTAATAGCTGTATGACCTCCAATAACAACAGCACATCCGATAGCTGGCTTCTTACCAGCCTTAGCGTATGCAAATGCATATTTCTCGTGGTCTATACCACAACCTACTTGTGTTCCGAATACTTTGAACTTAGCACCTACAGACCACTCTGTGTAACATTGTGTATGCAAGTGACCCTGAACCGTGCTCATCATATCTGCCTTAGACTTTGTTCTTGCAGTACCACCTTCTCCATGCATATACTGTACATCATCTATAACTACTCTTTCTATAAAGTTCCAATTAGGTGTGTTAAGAACCTCAGAGTAATCTCTAACCCATCTCTTAGGTATTGATGAAGTCTGAGCTTTACGAGCTATAATCCTGTCGTGATTACCGATGGTAACATCAGCCTTTGGGAAGGCTTTGTACCATCTGGATATCCTGTTTATAGCCAAGTCCAACTCATCTCCACCACCCATACCATCGGCATTAGTCTCGTGATAGCTTGAATAATGGTTGTCTATTACATCACCAATAAACACAACCCTATTGCAGTTGTATTTAGAATAAACATCCTTACAATGTTTAAGGTACGAGTCTAAGCAAAAAGGCTCGTGCAAGTCTCCAATAACTAAAACTCTAGTCTCGTCTTTAGTTATGTTCTTAAACGCCTTTAGCTTATTTCCTTTTAATCTTGGTCTAAAGTCTCTCATATTATTTATAGTTTTCTATTAGCTTCTTTAAGTGGCTAATCATACTCCTAACACAACTAGGGCAGTTACTCATCTGCTTACGCTGATTAAACACCCTGTTATAAATGTTAAGCAAAGCCCTTTGCTCAATAACAGTAACATTATTCCTACCTCTAGACAAGAACTCTGTTATGTAGTTGTACTCATCTTCCTCAAGGCAATTAACGACCTTGTAACTCATTATCTGATTCAGCTTAGCCTTTCGCTCATCACAACCGCAATCCTCTCCGAAAAGGGCTTTAACAGCCTTTTTAACGCCTGTTGCTTTAGTAATCTTCTCAACAGTATCTCCAAGTCCTTTTGACTTGTTCTGGTTCTCTAATTCAAACCTAGCTTTCCATTCCTTGTAAGCTTTGGTTCTTTTGTCTCCTTTAAACTCTTCCATAATTAATTAAATTTTATCGTAATCTCCGTTATAGTAATCCTCAGCATCCTCTGAGAAGTTCTCTCTTATAATCTCTCTATATCTCTTTATTGAGTTATAAAGACTGCTTCTTCCTATGCCTGTCTCTCTAGACAACTTATCTAGAGATAAACCTGTAGTGAAGTAAGCTATAAATATGTTCTTAGAATAAAACTCCCAGCTATTTACTTCTGTGAATATTTTATTTATAAGTCTGTTAAAGCCCTTCTCTTCTTCAGCATCAACAAACTCTTGCTTTATGCTGTTTAGCGTGAAGTCTAGAGCCTCTTCCTGTATGTCTAGAACCTCATTAGACACAGACTTCTTCTTAGACTGATTAAGATATATGCTCCTTAGGGTCATATACATATAAAAGTCATTAACATCGTCTTCACCGTAAGATATATCAACACCTTTCTTAAGGTACTCATAGACCCTGATATAAGCATCCTGAATAACGTCTTCAATGTATGCTGGATTACACCCCATACTCCTTACTAAACCAACCCAAGTATCGTGCTTGGAAGCTAGTTTCTTTAATTGCTTATTAACCATCTATAGTTTTAATTAAAATCTCAACCCTACCATTGTTCTTATCGTAAACAGTCGGCAGTATTGTTTCTTTCTTTACATAATCATCATTATCATCCTCCCAGCACCCTATCTCAGTTATAGCATCTAACAAATACTTAGAGGTAACAGCAATAACATTCATCTTATCAAGCCTTCTTCTACTAGGCTTGAATACCTGATAAACAATCTCAACAGGTGTAAGTATTGTTATACCTGTTAATTGCTCTGCTATTACGTTTTTAAACTTTATCTTCACTTGGTTGTTTATAAAGTGATTTACATTTCCATACGAGTTCATATTTATATAAACTCTTCTGTCTTTTTTTGTCTTTCTCTCTAAGTCAATATACATAGGTGTTACTATGCGATATTCATTTTCTGTTGCCATTTATTAGGTTCTTTTATCTTAGGCTCAATACCAGCTAGGTCATCAGTTAAGCTGGTAACAATATACGGATAACCGTATTCATTTACCTTAAAGCTAAAAGGCTCAAAAGAGAACCCTCTACTTTGCTTACACCTTACTGTTATCATTCCATCTTCCATCTCATTTCTCTCTAGCACTATACCTGTCTCACACTTCTTCTGAGCGAAGCTACCTAAATGACCTGTTGGCTTCTCTGAACCATTGTTTGTGTGAATACAAAGCACAATGTGACAGTTGTATTTCTCACTCCAAGTCATTAGTCTCTGTATACATTCATTAGACTCCTCAATAGAATTGACATCACTAACAAGGTCAGCAATACCATCAATAACAACTAAACCTATTTCATTGTCCTCAGAAACAGTCCTTAGCTTATAATCTATAAAATCAATCCTTGTCTTGTATCCTATTGAACGAAGTCCGTAGGTATGGTAGCAACCTACGTTCTCTCCGTTATTCATCTCTACAACCCTTCTAAATACTCTCTGAGCGTGAAACTTACCTTGCTCTGTGTCAAAGTGTATAACACACTTGCCCTTTCTATCAGCTCTCATTTTGTCACCATAAGGGTTTTTACCATTAGACGATAAGTAGACTGAGGTTAGTAGTGAGACAAAAAAGGTCTTCTTGGTTTTTGGAGGACCGCTTACAAAACTGAAGTTGCCATAAGTTCCAATAGGTATAGGGTATCTCTTGATTCCACTTGGTGTGTTTATAGAGTATCTACCAAATGATAATGCAACAGGAGGGTGTTGTATAGATTCAGAAATATCCACATAGCAATCGTTGTCGATTCGCTCCATGTGCATTCTCTGTATTTCTTTATCGTCTGTATTCATAGTTTGTTTTTGTTTTTGTTTTGATGTAATAAAAAAGGGGTAGGTTTCCCCACCCCTAATTGTTGGCTAGTTAGAATGGCAAGTCTCCGCCAGATGCAACCTTGAAATTGTCTCTTTGAGGTGCTGGTGCTGAACCAGACTTAGACTTAGGGCTAAACGTATTTAACTCCATATAATACTTACCTGACTTACTTTGCTTAACGTCTAGGTTTACCCATCCGTTATTGGCATTGGAAGAGAGGAACTTCTGTGCCTCTTCAACCTTAATACTAATTCCACCTATTACAAATTCAGGTGCGTTCTCATTTCGCTTAAAAATAAATCCATCTGCGAATACTTTTGTGTTGTCCATAATTTTAGTTATTTAATAATTGTTTTACTTCTGCTGATACTTTGTACTTTGCTTCTATCTGTGATACTGAACCACCATTAGATACAAACTCTTGTGCTTTCTTAAACTCTGCTGTGTTCTTATTAAGCCATTTACGAGCGTCCTTATGGTCGTTTGTAGCGTCGGCATCCTTAGTATCATCAATAAGGAATAAACCGTTTAGAGCGTATTTACGAGCGTATGAGGAGCTACTACCAAATGATTGAGCTATATCCATACCTTTTCTATTAGGGTCAATACCAGCTTGTGCTGTAGCTTCAATTCTGCCTTCAGTATCAAACAATACCGCCCTAGCTTCCACATAGACTAAACCAGCTACTTCCTTAATTTCGTCAGTAATCATAAGTGTTAGTCCGTTTGTGTTTAATAAAGGCTTAACTGCCTCTAAGATGTCCTCACAAGAACGGTAATTATATTTACCGAAATTGTTACGTTGGTTCTTTGGAGCTTTTAACTCCGATTGTACTTTAAGTACCTTGTCGTGAAAATTCATAATGTTAATTGTTTTTAATTAATATTTTGCTAATGTAATAATAAAAAGTGTTATATCCAAATTATTCTTCACCTTTATTTCCAAATACTTCTTGTCTGACTATGTTCTTGTATTTACTTGGGCAGTCATTATCGGTCAGTTCAAATATGAATGTCTCTAATTGAGAGATATATTCTTTCATTGAACACACTTCTGATTGCAATGCTTTTATCTGCTGATTCTTAAAGTCGTTTAAATCTTTCATAGTAATTCCTTTAATGTTTGTTTTATTGTTTTTAATTCTAGTTCTAATTCTCTGTTCTCTTTGTTTAACTTGTTGTTATGAGTTCCTATAAGCTCAACAGCCTTTAGTAAATTGATTAAGTCTTTATTGTCTGGCTTGGCTTCATGCCAATCCATTAGCTTATTACCTAAGGCTTTATACCAAGCATTATAAATCTGATGTTCTGTAAGCTCCATTATCTATAGTGTTCTTGTATTATAAGCTCCTCTATTTCATCAAGCCTACAGTCTATTAGGTCTGTAATGTCTATACCTTCAAGATAGACAAAGCTAATCTGAAACTCTTCTGGTTCTGGAGGATTAAGGTAGTCACCTAAGTCTCCTTCATAATAGTATCCGTAAACAGATAACTCTACTCCATCTAATTTTACTTCGTGATTAATTGTTGTTGCCATAGCTTTTTAGTGATTTAAGTATTCTTCTTTCTTTTCTTAGTTTTCTTGAGTTTGTCAGTTACTAAAACTCTCCATCCTGTTATTGGGTTTATACTGTTATCCCAAAAGTTTTTCTCTCTATACTTTCCCATATTAAAATAAGTGATTAATTACACAATCATAAATTAAGTCAGGATAATTGTCGTTTAGTTCATCTAACTGCTCGTCAGTTAATTCAACTCCATCCATCTCTGCATAAGAGATAAATGCATCTACGAAGTCTGGATAGTCTCTAGTATCAATACCATCTACTTCAATGTTTTCTAATTTGTTTACGTCTATTTTCATAATATTAATTGTTAATGTTGGTACAAACATAAATAACATTTTTCAATTACGCAAATAAAAATAAAAAAAAGAGCCACATTTCTGTGACTCCCTTCCAATCAAAACAAAAAAACAAATGAAAAAAATCTTAATAACCTTCCTTAATATGGAAAGACATTGGTTTTAAATCGTCAGTATCAAAGTAAACAAACTCGTTTGAAACACTAAATCTACTAACACCTCGCATAACTAAACCTCTTATTAATTTAAACCTCTTCTTATTATTTATAAGTCTAATCTTAACACCTAATCCAACTCTATGTGGATTCTTACTTGTCAATGCTAACTTATCAGCATTTCTTTTACAGGTGTAAGCTAATCTTATATCGAACCTCATTCTTTCTTCCTGAGCTATCTCATCTAAGATAAATACTGGAAGTCTCTCCATAAAGTTCTTTCCTGTCTTTATACTGCAAAGCCCACACTTACACATAAATTGAGACCAAAGTAATTTGTTTAGTCCCTCTTTATCCTCCTCCTCAGTATATCCAATCTCGTAATGTGGGCGATGAAGTAATGACATAGTACGAATATACAACAATAAAGACTATTGTGCAAATACTAGTTATTAACATTGTAGATAACTTTATTTGACTTTCCACGAAAAAAACGCTAACTTTGCTTCAACTTTATTGGGAAAGACACAAGGCTCTCAAAAGCCGAAGTGTCAAAACAGTATCCCACGCATAAATCAAGTATTTCCATGAAATACGATTTATACTAAACACAAAGTCAACTATACAGGATAGCTGTGTTTTATAGCCAAAACAAGGGCTTTATGTTAAACAAAGCCCATTATGTTAAACGAATTATTTCTTCCAGTTCCTAGTAATCTTTTCGGCACTTCTTGCGCCGAAATAACCACCATAAACAAGTAATAATAGTGAAGATAATAAATCAATCCAATTAGAATCGATTTTAAAGCCCTCTAACGAGCTATCTAAGACAATGTAGATAAATAAGGTCAAAGTTAAAAAAGCAAGGCTTAGAGGTCTTATATTCTTACTTAACCAACTATCAGAGTTCATGTCAGCAGTCCAACGCTTAGTAGACTCTTGCATTTCTATCATATCATACTTTAGCTCCTCTAATAACAACTGCTTATCAGCTTCGCTGAGTTGTTTATCTTTGCCTATCTTATCTGCAAGGTCTTTTAATTGTTCTATACCAGTAACACTACCAACAACCGATAATAGCTCTGGTGCTACATCTTTACCTTGCTTCACGAGCCACCTTAAAGCATCGCCTACTC